AGTGTGCAAGCTGGCGTTGGACCCATTCATCACTTACGGGATCAACAATGTTCCAATGCCAGAAGAACCGGCAAACCTGAACTGGTGCTTCAGGGACACCACCTGGCGAATACTGGAAGACCTGGCCTCCCGGAAGACCACGGGTGGTGACGCCACAAACCGCGTTGTGAATGAAATGGCGCGAATGAGCAACGAATCCCGTGAGCTCCTGAAACGCATCCTCACCAAAGACCTCCGGTGTGGTGTCACGGCAAAGACCGTCAACACCGTAGAACCCGGGATGGTCCCGACCTTCGACTGCCAGTTGGCACACAAGTACGAAGAACGTCACATCAAACAGTGGCCAGTCGCCGTGGAACCGAAGTACGACGGTATGCGGGCGTTGTTGATCCTGGAACCGGAAGGTGGTCAGTTCGTCTCTCGCACCGGGAAACCCTACGTCGCTGTGCAATGGCTGGCGGATGAGATTCACAAGTGGATATTCATTGATCGTAACGCCCTGCTCACACCAATGTCCGGAATGGTGATCGACGGGGAACTGGTGAATCCGGAAGGCGACTTCTACAGCGTCGGTGGTGCCAGGGGTAAATCGGAATTCCGGGATGCTTACTTTATGGCATTCGACATGCTCCGAACCCTGCATTTCAAGAAAGGTCACGACCCCTTACCTCGAACGACGCATGGCACTGTCCATCTGGATTGAGGACATCAGTCATAGCCATGTCAAGAAAGCACCAGTGTGGTACGCAAACAACCACACCGAAATCATGGAATACTACAATGGGGTGCGACATTCTGGTGGCGAAGGTGTGATCGTTAAGAACACCGATGGTGAATACCATTGCAAGCGGTCTCGGAACTGGCTCAAGATCAAAGACCAACAGACCGTAGACGCACCCATCGTCGGTCTGGAAGAAGGCACTGGGAAGTACGAGGGGATGCTTGGAGCGGTCATTGTGGACCTCGATGGTGTTGATGTCAGAGTTGGTTCCGGATTCAGTGATGAGCAGCGGAAGGACCTATGGTTCGATCAACCGATTGGTCAAATGATAGAAATTGAATACCACGAAAAGACACCCGACGGCTCCCTCAGACACCCGCGTTTCGTGCGGTTCCGGGACGATAAACCAGTGGAGGACGGGCCAGGCGTTTACTGAATGTTTACAAACGGTTGTGTAGTTACGGTTGACACCATGGGCTATCTGTAATTATATACAGTGGTGTAAACAGTAAGGATGAGGTGTGACATGAGAAAGGTGATTTTAACAGCAGTGTTGTCGGTACCAATGGTGGTCCATGCTGCCGACGTGATGATCAACAAAACACCGGTGTGCGTGTCACTGACTCATCTGGAACAGGCCAACGAGGCAAAAGAGCGTAACGACACACGGGGCATGGGTTACCTGGTGACTGAAGGTTACTGTTTCTTTGCGAAAGCTGGCACCGAATACAGTGTGATCGACGTGAACTACCCTGAGAGACCCGACGAGTGGGCGAAGATCAGGGTTTACAGCGAGGATGGCACTGCTGAACTTTTCACATGGTACGGATTCGTGCATTAAACAATAAGGGAGAATTATGAACGTCAGAAGTAATTTCGAGGATATGATTCAGCAGTATTTCCCAAACCCGGACCTGACACGGGACCCGGAGTATCCGGAGTTCTATCGTGACCAGTCGATCCAGACATCATGGGTTGGTTTCAGCGCATTCCACTCTTTACCTGAAGATACAACCAAAGGTGCAGATGACAACTATGAAAAAGACAATACCGGAAATTCTGAAAACGTGGGAGCGGGATAACGGTAAATGTTGGGTGTCAGAAGTTCAGCGAATGGCTGAGTCCGGACTGTCCTGGGCGGATACCGCTGAATACTTTAATGTCCCGAGGTACCGGTTGGTTTCCTTTTGCCATCGTCGAGGGTTCAAATTCCCCTGGCAAGGTCACAAATCACCGGTGCAGCGGGAACATCAAAGACGTATGACCCTGGACAAACCCCCACCGGGTAGGCCACCTAAACTTTACCTTTACAAAGGTCAACGCTACTCAATGAAAGAATTGGCGGCATTGGCTTCGCTCCACGATACAACCATTCTGTGCAGATTCAAACGAGGGTGGTCGGTTGAACAAGCAGTCGAAACACCATTCATTGACCGGCATGTTCGCGGCCGGATGGGAGGACTGGAAACTCGGAGAAGACATGGGAAAACGAATAAGCCATTTGAAGTCGGCCGTGTTGCTAATGCGACACATGGGATACAAACCCAAGGAAATATGGGAAGAACTCAATGAGCATCCAAACGTCGTCAGAAATATCATCAGCGATTATCTCAATCGCAATTCACCGGAGCGACGAGAAGCTGTCCGGGAGACTCGCCGGAGGCAACGTCACAACAAAGCAAGGCGGAAGCGTCTGGCTAAACAGCAGCGGCGTCCTGCCACCGGTGACTTGTCCGCTGATGATCGAAGTCGGTGATGCACTGGTGCCGGCAACACGCACCGGGTTCATTGCCAACAAGTCCGCCGATATGGAGTACCGGCTGGCGAACGGCTGTCTGATACACGGCCGCTACCGTTGGACGTATCCGTAGGATTGGTGCGTCTGGATTTACAACCAATGAAAGGGTGATCAACCATGATGTTTAAGAATGCGGTGATGTTCAACTTCACCAGAGACCCACTGGAAACCGTAGGACTCGGTGACTCGCTTGCTGAACGATTGTCCGAGGACCAGTTCAAACCGGTCGGACCCCAGGAACTCAGTCGATCCGGATGGGTACCTGCACTCCCGGGCTCCGATGACCTGGTGTTCGAGACTAACGACTGCCTGTTCCTCCGGCTCCGCACCGATAAGAAGGTGCTCAAAGAGTCAGCGATCAAACGAAAAGTCGAGGACATCGCCAGCCAGATTGAACAGGACCAGGGTCGAAAGGTCCGGAAGAAAGAGAAGGAGGAAATCCGGGAGACAGTGATCCTGGAACACCTGCCTCACGCCCTCATCGACTCCATTTACACCGTGGGGTACATCGACCTGAAGAAGGAGTGGCTGATCGTCGAGGCGTCCAGCTTCAAGGTCGCAGAGGAATTCGCCTCCCGGCTCCGGAAGACACTAGGGAGTCTGCCCGTCCGTCCACACGCTTTTGAATTAGCACCGGGTTTCGTGATTACCGGCACCCTTGATCCAAACACCGGCGTATACCTCACCCAACATTTCAACCTTGGTGAAGAATGCACGATGGCCGGTGTGGATGGTGAGAAAGCCAGCTTCCGAGACATGGACCTCACCAGTGAAGAAGTGACGGACCACATCACCGAGTCGGGAATGGTGGTGTCCAGTCTCCGATTATCCCGTGGTGACCAGGTGGCATTCACCCTGACGGATGACTTCCGTGTGAAGAAGATCAAGTTCCTCGACCAGTTCCAGGAGGACATTCTGAACTATGAACCGGAAGACGAGGATATTGACGCCGGCCTGTCGTATGCAACGGCCACGTTGTTCCTGATGACCGGGGCCTTCCGGGAACTGTTCATCCGGTTGATCGACAGTATGGGCGGGGAGGAAGAATCGTTCGACCCGCTGGACGGGTTAGAGTAAGCAACCTTGAATCAAGGCACGGAATGTCGTGTCTGACTGCCTTAGCCGTTCTCTCTCAATGAGGACGGCTTTTATTTTCTCTCCTGGTGGGGAACCTTTCCTCACCATTTCCTGAGCACCAGGAATCACGTCAGGTACACTCTCACGATCCACACAGGGTGTCGGTACCGGGACCTTCACCTCGACCGTCTCCACCCGGGTCTGAGTGGAACAACCGGTCACCAGGGCAACAGTGAGTAACGGAATCAGAATTTTCATAACCCTAGTGCCTCGTCGATCAGGTCAATCCCTTCTTCACAGGTCTGAGCTCCGGCCGACTGTAGGCGTTCCACCATCCGGTCTGCTCGTTTGGACTGTTGCTCGGCTTCCCTGAGTGCGTCAGCAGCCTGTTCCTGCTTCGTCTGGGCGACGAGCCGCCATTGTTCCACCGCGTTGTTCTGGCTTTCGACAGACCCCTTCAGGTCCCTTATCTCGGATTCCTTCCGAATGATCACTGCTTTCTGCTCTGCCACCGTGGTTTCGAGGCGGGAGACCGTCAGTTTCAGGTGGTAGACGTAGAACCCGGCACCGGCGATCACGGCCGCAATCCCCACGTACTTCCAGGGGACCTTTCGCCCGAGTGCCAGTGCGGCCGGTACCAGAGGGAGTGCCATTACAGTTGGGTCCTTGTCTTGTCTGCCGTGACCTCGAACACCGAGTCGGCCATGTACCCAACACCCATTGCGGCCACCAAGGTCAACTGCCCGGTATCCGCCAGCATGATATAGCCCACCAGGGAGCCACAGAGTGCGAATGCCGTCTTGTACGGTCGCTGGCGGATGTAGGTGACAAGACCCATCGACTTATCGGTTTCACGCAGTTGGATCACCGCCTTCAACGTGTGTGCGATATGCCCGAGGAACATGACGGTGAGGAAAATCAGGTGTTCGGTCATGGGTACTCTCGCAGTCGAGGCATAATGTGGAGGTCGTGTTCGTCTTCACCGGAGAGCTCATCCATTAAAATCTTGAAGGCGTCCATACTCCGACC